ACAGCTAAAGATATCGCCACCGAGCGAGGTGAGTCCTACGTCAATATCGTCAGCATGGATATTGACCCCAAAGGCATGGGTATGGGTTCGTTCGAATTAGACTGGAATGATAAGTTCATAGCTGATCTTGTTAGACACGGGTACATGATGGATCAAAATGATACCGATGCCGAAATTGTGGATCGTTGGTTTACCAATGTATGTCGCAATGTGGTATTGGAAACTTATGAGCAATATGAAGCCATGAACAACCGTGTGGTTAAATCCAAAGACGTCGGTGGTGGTATGAGTGAGGTTGGCTAGTGTCTACATCAATGACTGCCAATAAATCACTATGTGCATATCCATGGCGAGGTGCCTGTATATATCCCACTGGATTAGTAAAACCTTGTTGCTATTGGCTTTCTGCTAATGGAAATATAAATGAGGCCAATAGCAATATTAAAAACGATCCTAGAAATTCTACAGAATGGAATAATATTAGAGAAGATATGTTAGCCGGCAACCCAGTAAAGGGTTGCGAAAAGTGTTACGAAATGGAATCGGTCGGCACTCATAGCGGCAGACTCAGTAGCTTACAGTATTTCGTTCCTACTACTAATAAACTATCACCATTAGAAGATCTTGAAGTTTCATTTAGTAATCTATGTAATCTAGCATGTGTTGGATGTGGTGACTTTAATTCTACCAAGTGGAGTACTGAAAATATTAAAGCAGGTCGACCAGGATTAAAACTTATTGACAATAAGTTTGATTGGACACAATGGGATCTATCAAAGCTACACACTCTTAAAATACTTGGTGGGGAACCATTTATGGAACAAGATAGGTTTTGTGAGTTACTGGAATCCGTTAATTTATCTCAGATTGAACTGGTCGTTAATACTAACGGCACTATTTTGCCTAATCAAAGATTAAAAGCACTGATGGAAAAATGTAAAAAGGTTACGTTCCTAGTTAGCATAGATGGGGTAGGGCTGGTCAACAATTGGAATCGTTGGCCTGGTAAATTTGAGAATATTGTAGAATCCATGCGAGTCTATGAAACATGGTGGAAATATTTTGATAATATTATACTTAAGACACATAGCGTAGTAAATATTTTTAATATCTTTACCATGGAAGATTTTATAAATTTCATGAACGAAAATTTTCCAACTTGGATAGCAAGTTTTATGTGGGTGAATAACCCAGGGTGGCAATCAATACAATCGCTACCTCAAGAAGTTAAAGTTAAATTAATAAATGAATTTAATGGTAAAGATACAGGTAAGTTGAAAACTTCTCCAGAAGATTTCTATAATACATCAATTGGTTATTTAAAATTGCCCAATGTGAATAGTTGGGAAACTGTTAAAAGAAAAACATTTCAATTAGAAAAAGAACGTAATTTGGACATTAGTGTTATGATACCAGACCTACAAAAGGTAATAAATGATTTTTAATTTAGTTTGACTTTTAACCCATGGACTGCTATACTAACGTATGAAATATATTCTTATCGACACAGCTAATCTTTTCTTTCGTGCTAGGCACGGCGCTTTTCGTGCAGGTGACACTTGGGAAAAGGTAGGATTCGCCCTACATGTCACACTAATGGCCGCCAACAAAATGGCACGCCGCTTCGAAGCTGACCATGTAGTTTTTGCCCTAGAAGGGCGTAGTTGGCGCAAGGACTTCTATAAACCATACAAAGCTAACCGCGCAGTGGCTAAACAAGCACTTACTGAACAGGAATCCGATGAGGATAAAATGTTCTGGGAAACATATGACTCATTAACTAAATACTTGGGCGAGAAGACCAATTGTAGTGTTATACGATGCCCCACCGCAGAAGGCGATGATATTATAGCTCGCTGGATAGCATTACACCCCCAAGATGAACATGTCATTATCAGTAGTGATACCGACTTCGTTCAGTTAGTAGCACCCAATGTCAAACAATATAACGGCATAACCGACGAACTAATTACCCTTGAAGGAACCTTTAATGATAAAGGAAAAATTGTTATCGATAAAAAAACTAAAGAACCTAAGCCACCAGCTAATCCAGCATGGCTACTCTTCGAAAAGTGTATGCGCGGCGATCCGACGGATAATATTATGTCGGCGTACCCCGGAGTCCGAGTCAATGGTACTAAGAAGAAGATTGGACTTACGGAAGCGTTCGAAGACCGTAGCAAAAAAGGATACGCTTGGAACAACATGATGCTACAGCGTTGGACTGATCCAGACGAAGTAGAACATCGTGTGCTGGATGACTACAATCGTAATGTAACTCTTGTTGATTTGACCGCGCAACCCGAAGATGTTAAACTGGCTATCGACACCAGCATTAAAGAACAGATTAGTCACAAGGATATGGGGCAAGTAGGAGTACGCTTTCTACAATTCTGTGGGAAATACGAATTAGTTAAATGTAGTGAAAATGCCGAAGCATTTGGTAGTTGGATGAATAAAACTTATTCTGGAGTGTTGGATGGTTAAGGTTATATTTACAGTACTATCATTTATAGTCCTGGTATTTGTAATAGCATTAACTTTTATAGCAGCACAAGATAAAAATCATATTACAGTAAGATATGATTGCCGTGCGCTAATGGGAAACTGGCATCCAGATTTTCCGGCAGAAGTAGTAGCAGAATGTAAAAAGAGGATTAAACAATGACATTAATAGCTAAACCCGTAATAGACAAACAGTTTTGGATCTTGCAACAAGATAACAACAAGATCGGTAATATCGAAGCATGTGATGGTGGGTACCAAGTTAAAATCAATAACCAAGTAGTAGCGCAATACAAAACTATTAAATTAGTTGAACGTAACATCAACGTTACTTTCGAAACCATACCTAAATCGGATAAGAAGAAAACATCCAATGTGGTTCATGGTTATCAAGCAGCAGGCCGTGTGTACAATCCTGTGTGGGACGTACAACATAAGTTACCCGTGTACAATAAACAAAAGAAAAGTAAAAGTTGGTACGCTGCCGGTTGGTATACCGTTAAGAAAGGTCGCCACTGGACAGCAGACCAAGATCCTAAACTAATCGTTCTCAAACGATACCCTTATAAGGGACCATTTCATACTAAACAAGAGGCAGAACCTAAATGACCAATCCATTCCGCGACAGCGACAAATTTATGACAGCATGTGAACAAACTATCACAGGCATGAACGATGATCAGTTCAGAATGTATTCTACTCTGATTACTGAAGAATATACAGAGTTACAAGAAGCTATTGCTGCCGGTGATCCAGTAGAAACACTTGATGCACTAGTAGATATTCTAGTAGTTACCATTGGTGCTATCAATAGTATGGGTGCCGATGGTGAAGGCGCATGGCGTGAAGTGATGGCGTCAAATCTTTCTAAAATTGATCGTCAGTTGGGTAAGGTTCGCCGTAGAGAAGATGGTAAAATTCTCAAGCCAGAAGGCTGGACACCACCTGATCTTAAAAAGTTTCTCAAGCGCGAACACTAATATAATGAAAACCATCATTGCCGGTAGCCGTGACATCACAGATTATACTGTGGTGTTGGCAGCTATCCTGTCATCTGAATTTAGGATAACAGAAGTGGTTGCCGGTGGTGCTCGCGGTGTTGATAGATTAGCAGAACAATTTGCTGCTGATATGAAACTACCTATATTAATATTTCCAGCAGATTGGAATAAGAATTCTCGTGCAGCTGGTGTAATAAGAAATAGACAAATGGCAGAATATGCAGATGCACTGATTGCAGTATGGGACGGTGAAAGTCGTGGTACGAAAAATATGATTGACGAAGCCACCAGTAGAAATTTAAAATTATTTGTTTACAAAATATGACCATACATTTACAAAAGTTCATTGAACGAGTACGTGGCAACGATGCAAGGGGAGGCAAAGATTTTGTCATGCCCATGAAAGATGCCAAGGGTATGGCTGCTGATTTGACTGAGCTACTACTAGAACTTAGGACACTTAAAGAAGCTGCCTTACAACCCCAAAAAGAAGAGGTTATTGAAATCAAAATGTCGGGCGGTAAGTTTTAATAGCAGTATATTATTGCTAAATAATAGACTATGTCTAGACCTAAACCTCAAGTTCTTGCTGAACTTACTAACAAGCAATATAAATCAGAACAGATTTTAGCATCTGCCGGAATCTGGGCTGTTTATTTTGACAGCAAGCCTATTAATATTAAAACAGCCAATATACTGGTTCAGTATCCCGGACCCAAGTATAAGAAAGTATCGTTCTCCAATCCCGGGCACGCCATTAATCTTGCTAAAAAACTCAATATACAATTTAAAACTGATAAATTTTCAGTAATATTGTTGAAAGAAGGCCAGCAAATTTATCCCTAGGAATCGCTATGCGAAATAAGCGCCGGTTTACAGCGGAGATATATAAGCATTTTAACTTTTTTTCAGATACATTTACAGTCAATACTCTGTACCAGCTTATTTGGGAAAATACAAGAAAAGAGGGTGGGTTTCGGGTAACTTCCGAGGGTTATGATTTACTGGCCAACTATTTGGAGTTGGAAAATTTTAAGGTTAAACTTGATGCAGCAGATTTTTATGAGTCAAAGATTTTACTGACACTGGATCAAAAATTAAAGTATCCATATTATATTGACAACATAAGTTTTACAGTAAAACCCACAGTTGTTACCGTGATGTTTTTTGATAGTAAGGAAGCTATGTTGGCTATATTGTACGGGAATATACAAAAATTCCTTGACAACTATAGTTAATGTAGTTATAATATAGTTTAAGTTGCCCCTGTAGCTCAGTGGTGAGAGCAGGCGACTCATAATCGCTTGGTCGGGGGTTCAAATCCCTCCGGGGGCACCAAGATTTAACTAAATAAGTGTTTAATACAGGAGTTCATTATGAGCACATATATAACAGTAGTAAACTGGGCAAGACCAATGAATAATGCTGAAAATCAATTAATGATTAACTACATCAGTACACAGACCGTAGGTAATGGTCTAGAAACAACATATAACGGTAGATTTGCTCGCTCGTGGGTTGATGAAGCTGCTGCTAATACTTTTTGCGATTTTGCAAGGTCATTACAGGAAAATCAAAAGTTCCCAACAACAGCAACAGTATATACGGTAGACTAATAGAATTAAAGAATTGTTGTATGAAGTAAAGTAAAAAGTGTTCCGGACGGGGGTGCAAATCCCCCCACCTCCACCAAAAGGTCATTGTTCGCATCAAATAACAGCGAAAAAAATAATGGCGCAGTACTAGTCTGTAGATCATTAGCAGTGATCTTTTGATGGGGGTGTACTCAGTATTCGACGGGGCAACAAGTAACTGCATGGACAACTCGTCACCAGATAGACGTTAAAAGTGAAAAAACCTAGACGCAAACGCATCTAAAGGCGAAGTAACTGTATCAGCTGGCAAAGGAATTCGTTTCTCTGCTCGTTCTTCAGTGAAAGCCGAAACTTTCGCAGTTTAATCACTGGCGTAGGGTAGCTTATACCTAGTAACAGAAAATAGCCAAAAAGCCCTTCGGGGCTTTTTTGTTGAGTAATATTATGGTATAATAAGTAAAGTATGCACAAATTTTTTATACCTCTCCAAAATTTCACGGTAGATTTAGATAGATTATCTAACGAGATTTTTACATTTTGGAAAATTAGTGAAAATGATACTAATCTTGAACTAAAATCACCTAGCTTTACTACATCATTAAAATACGTTGATGATCCAATACTTAACTTCTCGCGATATGCCGGAGCGGCAGCTGCCGCTGATCCTAAAACATGGGATATCAATCCACTAACTATATATCCAGATGGAGAGTATGACCATAATCTTATTCATTGGCCTAAAATTTTGGAAAATAGTTACATGAAAGAATTAGGCGATTATTTTGCCAAACTGTTTAATGTCACTAGATATCGTGCTAGAGCAAGTTATGTTAACACATTAACTAAACCACTGACCTTTAAATTACATAATGATCCACATACTCCATATAGACTACATTTTGCGATTAAAACTGATCCAAATGT